TATGTCCTAGTCGATGAAGTTGGAATGTTAGTCGTATGAGTGGCAACAAGTACGCCGTCGATTAAAAACTTGACCGATGTTCCGGCGGCATTTATTTCAACTTCAAAAAGACTGTAAGTTGTTTGGGCCAAAACGCCTGAATCGGTTACAGTCTCTACGTTGTTATTTCTTGTAACGCACTCCCATCGCCCACCGTTCACGCTGTCATTGTATCGGAAAAATAAACCATCAACAAATTCACCTGCCGCAGTAACGTCACCGAAACCGACTCTTGTGGTATATCTTTCAGAAACAGTGCTTAGGATGTCGGTGGCAATCCTCCATTTTACATTCATTTCACATAGACCAGTCATGATTGAAGATATATTGCTGTGAATTGAGCATCTTCCAGCGGCGGTCGTGCCAGTATCGGCCTCCCACACACCTATACAATTTTCAACGGCATCAATCCCGTAAACTCCAGGCTGCGCGCTTGCTCCCGTACCAGAAGAAGTAACGTCAAGCTGTAGGGTAGTTGCGGAGTTGGCTAAGAAATCTTCAATAATATGGACAATTCTTGGCGATAATCTTCTTTTATAAAACTCCTCAACTCCAATTTTTTTAACCTGTGGAACTGAAGCATCATAAAGAACAAGTTCGTCATTGTTTGCCAAAGACGCGCCACCAATACTTGTGAGATTGGGAAAATTTATTTTGTTTTCAAAAGTGCCAATTAATAGCCATGTAATGGAATCAATTTTTTTGTAATAATTTGCTGTCGCTGTGTCGATGTAAAAATCATCTACGTCACCTGTTCCGCTGGCCGGTGCGCCTGTGCCAGAAATCCATTTTGATGCATCACCTTGAGGGCCAGTTAAACCTTGTGGCCCTGTAGCTCCTTGCGCTCCCTGAGGCCCAACATTCCCTTGTGGACCCGTAGCTCCCTGTGGACCTGTTAAACCTTGCGGCCCTTGTGGACCGACGTTGCCTTGCGGTCCTGTCAATCCTTGTGGGCCTGTGGCACCTTGTGGACCGTCTGCACCTGTTAAGCCTTGTGGGCCTGGCACGCCTTGCAGTCCCTGAGCGCCGTCATCGCCTTGAGGGCCTTGTGGACCAGCGGGGCCATCAGCTCCATCAGCGCCTTGTGGGCCAGCAGGCCCTTGTGGTCCTGTAGGACCGGCGGGGCCTTGGATTGGAATATAAGGCTCGCATTCAATGATGCCTTCAATCTGGTCGTCTGATATCTCCGCAATTACATCACAGTCATCGCTCACACAATCCTCTCTGCGACTAATATCTTATTCCTAATTCTTATTATTTTTGTGTCAGTTCCTTCATCAACATAAATGTCAATTGGCAAATCGCCTTTAGCAAGCTGACCCGATTGGGTATCGGTCAAATTAATTTCAATTATGCCGTCGATCTCATTAATGACACTGACAGCTGTTGGCCCTGTTAGCGTTACTGTGACATTATTAATTTTTAATTTTGCTGTGACTGTTTTGTTTTCCAGCGAGTATCTTTTCTTACTCTCATATCTGAGTGTGATTGGTAATTTTACGTCCTCGCCTTGTGTAATCTTAAACATAAAAAACTCCTACATAACAAATATTCGATAAGGATTTAGAAGCATGAAAACGCTCTTTGGTACATTGCAGTCATCACAGCCCTCATCGTAAAAATGAGCGGCGAGGAATTTAACAGCATTTAGAAGTGGAGCAGGCACACTTGATGGGCTTGTTCCGTAGCCTGCCTTAAAGCGGATTTTGAGCGCATTGATGTATCTCAAATCTGTGGGCCATGTAGCGCCGTAATTCAAAACTATCCGGCCTGGCTCACTCACTTCATCCAAAAAATAATTTGAACTATCAAAATCAAGCTCGTCGTTGCCTTGGCCATAAGACTTTACGTGAACGATTTGTTGGACTTTTCCTGTGCGCAAATTGATTGTTGAGTTGCCTGCGATCTCAGCGATAGAGCCATGCCTAACGCCGGCCCAATCTTTTGCAGATAGTGCGCCAAGCTCATCGCTATTAAGCCACAGTTCAAATGTTTTATTTAATAGCGACCTGTTTAGGTACTCTTCGATAAAAACTCTGGCGGCTGATATCGACATATTCAGAAGGGCGTCTTGGTCATGGAAGTCAATTCTAAGATGCGCCTTAAGTTCTTCGAGCGTCACACACTCGCCAGAGTCTTCAATCAACTTGAGATTCATTTTGCTTTATCCTTCGCCTTTGGTTTGGCGGCGTCCTTGGTTTCCGACGAAGGCTTAGGTTCTTTTACTTTCTCTTCGTCCTCACAAACCTTCATCGCCTTAAAGCAATTATAAAGGGATTCGCTGACTAGATAAACCTCGCCTTGCAAATAAGTTTTCAATGGCAAGCCTTGGCCTGTTTCTGTTTCATCGTGTCCGTCTGTAGTCTGTAGCATTTTGATCGATTTTTTCATTGTCTCTCCAAATAAAAAGAGGGCGCCAAAGACGCCCCCTTGATTATATCAACTAACTATTACAAATCACAATTAGACTGGCAGAGCGTGTGCATGGCCTTGGATGCAAGCAGCAGAGTAAACTCCTCCAGTGGTTGCTCCAGCGACCGTTACGACAGCGCGTGAGTAGCGTTTATTTCCAATGTAGGCTGCCTTCTGCTGTACGTTTGAGGCGAGAGCAGAGAGCGTGCCAACTTGGTCAGCGGCAGCTACGTCGGTGAACGCAGAGTTGTCATCTGACTCTTGCAACTTCGGAGTATGCGTACCGTCTGTGATTGTGCCTACATCAAAGACATAAAGCTGTGAGCTATAGCCCTGATGGTCGATTCCTGTACCGTTCGCAGAAGCTGTGCGAGCGGCAGGGGCAAGGGATTGTTTTGTTTTTAAGTGTGAACTCATTTCGCGAATCATATTTTAATCTCCTAAAGTGAGAGGGGATTGCTCCCCTCTGAATTATACTGCCAATTTTTGGATCTTCAGGGCCTGGAACTGACGAACTCCACCGCCGACACGTTTGCAAGTGTAGAACTTGACGTATCCTTTCAGTGTGAGTGAGTCGCGCAATACTCTGATTCCGATTCTGTCAATAATCTTGTACCCCTGTGAGAAGTCACCGTACACAGCGGCCAGAGCGTTTGCGGCGGCGGCCGGCATGTCATCAGCATAGCGCAATGGCTTGCCAAGGAGTGAGAACACAGGTGCGCCGTTCAATGCGCCAACAGGGTCAACATTCCAAAGGTAGGCTCCGTCAGTTGACTTGAGTTTGCGAACTGCGCCTGCGCTTGAGCGTTTCATCATCCAAGAAGCATTCATTTGGAAGGCTTCGAGCAATGAGTTTTGCAAGCTAATCAAACCATCGGCAGTGAATGCAGACGCGTTGCCTGAGTCCACTTGCTCGATTTGGTTGAAGCCTGTGCCAGCGTCATAGGTCAAAAATCCTCTTGGCTGCTTTACGCCTGTACCAAGAACGAATGCTGTGGCTTCAAGGCGGGCCATCTTCTCGGCGACTTTACCTTGGTGCCAAGACTCAACGTCAACAGCGGCATCGTCGAGCAATTTTTGGGTAATTCGTGGCTCGGCATACATTTCATGAACGGGGATTGCGATCATGTTGAATTGGTTTGAACCAGTTTCAGAGCGGCTCTCGCGCTCGCCGACCCATCCAGCATCCGGCTCGTCATTGTCGTAAACTTCTTCCCAGCGGTCGCTTGAGATAGTTTCGGCTGACGCCACCTGCCTGACAGGTGAGCTTTCAAAAATTTTCTTTGTGATCACTGAAGAAACAGAAGGGCGAACCAAGAAGCCGCCATCTGCTTCGCTGTCAACGGACAGGCCTTTGTAGCCAGCGCCGACCAACTCAAGGTGCTTGGTGTAATCGGCAAGCTGAGCTTCAGAAACGCGGCCTTTGCGCAGGTAGGAAGAGACTACGTCTTTGCAGTCTGATACTTCAGTTTGCTCGCCACCTTTACGTTTGAGAGCGACTTGAATGTCCTCAAGTTTTTTCTCAAGCGTTTCAATATTGCTGTTGTTCTTAGCCAACTTCTCTTCGAAGTCAGCAACGCCACGACCCTTTTCAAGTGTCTGAATGCGCTTGTCGTTTTCGGATTTGAAGTTTTCAAAATCTTTTTTGATTTCTTCACCGACTTTCTTAAGTTCTGCGATCAAGTCCATTTTTATCTCCTATTTTAGAATTTTTCCCAGTTCCTTAATCGAGTGGACAATCATTGCGTCCGGCTCGTTTTCATTCACTGAGTTTTTAAGTTTTAAAAGAATTTCTTCCTTCGTTTTTCCATTGTTAATCAAACCATGGACAAATTCAAGTATTTCAGAGTCCATGGATAATGCAAGATCAAAATTTTTAATTCCTGAAACATTCGCGGCTGTGTTCATTGGGAATACTACCTGACTGTATTCGTACAATTTCAATTCCTTGAGCCTTGTAATGGCGGGGCGATCTCTGTCTGGTTCAGATTTAATTGTGCGGTAGCCAATGGACAATCCAACAGGCACGCCCAATTTCAAGCCTGACTTAGCCAAGCTGAAGCGCTCGCGAGCAAGTGCAACTTCTTTTATGTCCCATTCGCCCTCGACCCAAAGGCCAACACTTTCTTCGTTTGCCTTTACGTTCCATCCGATCTGCTTGGATGGGCTATGGTCTGCAAGAATAGGGAATTTGCCGCCACTCTCTTGGATTGTTTTTGAAAAGGCGCCGCGCTCTACTACATCAAGCCCGAGGTCCACATTCTCAAACACGCTCGCATAACCACTGACCTTCCCTTTGTCGCCCTCTGATACTTCCTTAAAATTAAACGCAAAGGTTTTAATGTCCAACTTCATTCTTCAATCTCCTGTGAAAAGACCATTGAGCATCTACAATTAATAACCTGCTCCGCGGGTGCAGTGGGGTCTCCGGGGCCTGACATAAAAATAACTGTACCATCTTTTTGACTTGTGACCTCAAAATTTTCATCGAAAGGTACGATCTCGCCATCCATTTCGCTGTGATCGTCCCTTTGTCTGCCGTCCATTACAGTGAGCCATTCCTTGGTCATGTTTGGCAAGTCCAATGCTTCAACTGCCTTTAAAGACGACTGATTTGCTGCATTATGAACTTCAGTTCTGGCAATTGTTAGCGCTCG